TGCAAGAATAGCGTTTCAAGCACTCATTAAAGGAATATAAGTTCCATTGCTTCAGATTTTTATTCTTATATTTCTATAAGCTGAAGCAACCACCATAGTCGTATCTATCAAAAATACATATATTGCTCATTCTTCCCATTGTATTCAAGCGTTCTCATTTACTACAATATTTGTGTAATAATAACTTGTATTGTATGGAGCTTCTCAATAAGTTTTAGTAGTAGAAACCGTAACCATAGATTCATCTATGATATAGACTTTAGGAGTAGGGACTTCAAGCTCTACTCCATTTTGTATAAATTTCTCTACAATATTTTTATTAGTCATTCGTTATTTTTATTCATAACTAAATTAGGATACTGTAACGACTTTGTATTGAATATATAAGTTATTATCACTTGTTTTTGTAGCAGGTAAATTATTATATTCAGTAGAAGTTACGGCTTTACTTCCTGCTAAATTCAAATCTCCATTATTGCTCTGATTTGTTGTAAATGTTCCCATACTTGTTCAGGCTTGTTTTACTGTAATTGTAGCATTTCCAATATCACTTGTATCAGCTTTTGCATTCCAATTTGTTTTATCTGAAGCTGTAACGAACTTATTTGTAGTTTCTGTATCGTCAATATCGTCAGCATCTAAAGTCACGGCTCCTGTTTCTCCATTTACACTTGATACCCCTGCTGTTATTTCAAGATTTCCACTTCATAGGATACTATTTCCATTTACTGTTTTGATATTTGTTCCTGATACTAAAGCATCTTGTTTTCAGCTCCAAGTAGATTTATCTGAAGCAGAAACGAACTTGTGAGAACTTTCTGAATCATCTACCAAATCAGCATCTAATTTATTTGAAGAAGTAATCTCTGTTTGTAATCCTGAAACCAAATCAGCAATAGAGAATTCTATTGTGCTTCAGTCTTTCAATGTAAGAATTACTTTCTTTGTAGCTGAATCATAACTACCACTTACAACTACACTTTCCAATGGTAAATCTATCGTTTTTGCTGTTCATAGATTATTTCAGTCTTGGTCTTTTAATTGAGCAGTAATTACATAAGTAGTTGTATTGATTGACATATCTAAACTTGCTCAATATTTAGTAGTTCAAGGAAGACAATCTGAACTGATTTCATTATTGCTATCAATAGAGATTCAAGTTCAAGGAGTAAGTGTACCTTGTTTCGCATTTAATGCTGTCTGTGTAGCAGTAGAAATAGGTTTATTAGCGTCTGAAGTATTATCCACATTTCATAATCCAACTGTGGATTTGCTTACTTGGATATTGATAACTTTATCCTGTTCTTCATTAGCATTAAATGTTCACACCTGATTACTATTCAATTGAATAGTTAATTCTCAGTCATTCGCCGTGTAATATACCCCATTGTTTAATCTCAAGGCGTCAATCACATTTTTTGTAGCCATTTGTATTGTTTATAAAGAATAAAATGTTTAATTTTTTGTTATAGTTTTATATGTAAAATATCTTCTATCATCACTTCAGGTCTCAGGTCAAAGAGCTTCATATTCAGCTTTAGTCAATACATTATCTGAAGTAAATAGAGCGTCATTATCTAAATCACTTGATAATCCTGTAAATGCTACTGTGGATAATTCATTTCTTAAAGTATCAATAGCACTCATTACTTCTTCATTTGTAGGAATCTTCTTTAATACTCCCCTTCATCAGTCAAAGTATAAATTTCAATCTTCTCAATATAACCACCTTACATAATGTCAATCCGTTGTTTTAGCATTCAATAATATTCCATTTACTGTCCAACCGTCTGAACTACTTACATTTCCTATATTTACTCATATAGGGAATATGCTTGTAGGTGTCATTCAGTCATTCAGCTGTAAATCCGTGAAAGTTTTATGATTGCTATTTTGTTTAATCAGATTGTTTGTTTCTCTCAATTCTAATCCTACTGCTGTAATTCCTGTGTCCACTCATCATATATACCAATGTCAGTTTTCTCAAATACTTGGAATACTTGCTTCAACTTCACTCATTATTGAGTTGATTTTCTCTCTCGCAACCTTTCCTGTATCTCCATACTCAATATATTGTAATGTCATTTTTTAGATTATTCAATCATTAAAAATTCAATCTTCTGTCCATATTCCCTTATCATTCCACCATCAGCGTGCTAATATCCATTCCAAAAGTCAGACTGGTCTGTATCTCACACAATAACATACTCCGTATCTCTTTTGATTTTGACTGACAGTATAAACTGACTTTTCTTCACATTTTACATCGTATTTTATATTTGATTTCTCCCAGAAATATTTTTTTCAGAGAGTTTCTATTACATACGATTTTTTATTAATCAGTTCAGCTTCCAGTCGTTTGCAGTCCATCAGGCACTTTTACACTAGATAAAACTTCTCATTGGATCGTGTCAAAATTGAATCTGACTTTTTGTGCATCTTTTACACCCCAAATATCACATCTAATTTTTCAGCTTCTTCATTTAGTAGCTTCTGATAAGATTTCAAATTTTACGTATGAATGCGTATTACTTGAAGAGTTTTCTTCATTTTCCAAACTTCATTCATATTCCACGACTCCGTTTGGATATCTCATCTCAAGCAAAATCTTATCATAAACTGTTAAATCGACATCGTTTACTTGTCCGCTTTTAGTTTTTTCTGTGATATGGAATGTAAACTGTGTGTCACTTCCTTCTAATATGAACATGATCATTATAATTAAAAATATAAAATCGTTAGTTTTTTCTCAAATTTGTTAAAATCAGATCCAATATGTTTGTTTCTGATGTGTATTCTTCACTTATCTTTATCTCTGCTCTTATTCATCCACTAGCATTGATCGTGATTTTTCTATTTTGTATCAATCCTAAATATTCCAAAGGTAATCGCTCGTATCATGTGTTTAATCTGATATTTTTTCTATCTCATATATAGAAATCCCACCAGTCCGTATCTCTACTCACACTTACACTTGGAATAGCTTTTCAGCTAGGAACTGTCAGAGTTGCTTCTCATTCGTATTTTTCAAACATCAATTTATATTCATTATTGAAATCTGAATTACTTTGATTTCCGTTTTCGTTTTGGATGTAACTGTAAAAGTCATCCATGCTATCTTTCCAACTCCAATCAGCAATATTTGTGGCTCTTGTATTTCTCACATCGTATTCCCATATTCCATCTAATACTTCTCATGTATTTTTACTCACTTCAAGCACTCCGTCCTTTACTCTTACTATCAAATCTTTTTCACTTTCTCGACAGTATTTCAGAATATCATAAAAGCTCGTTCAAACATCAAATTCTCTTGTAATCGCAGTTTGACAATCATTCAATCAAAGTGTAATTGGTAATGCAAATGTAGTATTTAGCTGTGTAAATGTCTGACTTACTAGATTTGATATTGTTCAGTTATAATTCTTTGAACTTCTGATTATTCTATTCTGTAAATAACTAAGCCGATTCTCTGCTTGTATTTCTATGCTATCAGTTTTGACTAATACATCTGTTATATATCCATCAAAAAGTCTGACTATTTGTCAGATTTTCAATCAATATAAAACAGATATTCTATATCATTTCTTTATTGGCATTTTCTGTAATCGTTTTTCAGTAGGAAATCTGAATTTTAGCTTCCCACCTTTATTGACTTCATCATCTACCTGTAAAGAAAAAATATCGTTTATTACAGCGATTACTTTATTTTCTCAATTTTTAATCTGAATCGTCAGCATTCTCTACTTCTTCATTAGTAGGTAAAACTTCAGGCGTAGGTTCTTCTTCATAATCGTAATTCTGCTTTAATAGATAAATACTTCAGAATACTATCTCGTTTGTTTCTTTGTTATATACTGGAGATAAGAACTGCTGAAATGCTATAGTTCACTCCCAGTCATTACTCAAAGAACCATTAAATTTTCCTAATAATTCTCTGATTTTTGCTCTGATTTCGTATCATTTTTTATAATCTTCATACTTCACTACTGTATCGATAAGGACAGGAAATATGTCTATTCACTTTGTATAATCTTGAATCAAATCAGGATAACCCCAATCTCATTCATTAAAAACTACAGCAGGTCATTCTCCCATTTCTACTTTGAGAAATCCTACTCTATTTGTTCAGATATCCGCATTAAGTAAATAAGTCTGTAATGCTTTTGGTCGGTTTGGTGTTATCATTTACTCATATAATCGATATAAATTTGTTGAATATTTTTTCTTTCTCTATTTACTACATTCTGAAATGTATGTCTTCACTTTATACCTTTATTTGCTATGCTTCTTGCTATCACATAGATCACTCATTTATCTGTATAGTGCAGATTATTATATTTTTGAGTTGGTCAGCCTTTAATCATTCATTTACGAGAAGTCCATCCTACTAAAGCATCTAATGGTGGAAATTTTCACGGCTGTCTTCCATACTCTACTATAGGAGCATAAACCAAAGCACTTCATACTTCCACCAATCAATGTCTCACTAATCTGTAATCTATACTTCTTGCTAAATTTCATAAATCGTAAGCCTTATCTTCTTTCAGTTGGAGACTGATCTTTTCAGCCAGATATTCTCAGCAATATTTTAACGCTTTATCAGAATCATTTTGCAGGTTCTTTATCACTTTATTTAATGCTTGCTGATCTACCGTATATTTCATTATCACTTAACCAATTTGATAAAATATTTATTAAATCTGACTGAATCTTTATCTTGTGCTTCATATTTCGCTATCACTTGATAACTTTCTCATTTCCACACTACATAATCAGTCGGTTTGATTTCTACTATTGGAGCTGTATGGAGTTTGAGAACGTTTACTTGGACATCGTCTATATGTTGAACCAACTGTAAATCTTTATAATTCAAAGAACTTACTCTGCATGGAATCTCCACTTCACATTCCTTGTATTGCTTTTTTGAGATTCAATCTTCATAAACTGTGCTTTCTTCTCTACTCCTAACCCATACTTTATTACAGAAATAATCTTGTATCATCTTTGAGCGTTTTATTAATGTAAATTAACGTGGATTAATATTCCAGAATCCGTATTGATCTGAATCCATGTATCTATCCAGAATCTTTAATGTCTGCATATCTATAGGTATTCAGAAGAATGTAATCGCAGAAGTATTATCAAAATTTTCTGTAATCGTGTAATCATCGATTTTTTCCGTATAGCTTGTTCTTTTCCCTGTAACTGCTGACTGTTTGAGCTGTACGAAATAAGCGTAATAGTTATCTACTAGACTTATCGTAGCCAGTTTTAAATCAGCTGGATATTCATAAGTTTCTCCATCTATAGTAAATTGCTCTTCATCAATTTGTGTCCAAATTTTATTAGACACAATATTGATATATCTATCAATCTGATTGTCTGATAAATCGATTAAGTCTTGATTTATGCTTCATTCCCTTAGCTCTTCAGCTGTAATTATAGCACCCATTATTTGTTAAATTATAGATTAAAATACTTTATTTCGTTTTATATCTGCAGTGATTACAGTGTCTCGCACTCACACATCTATTCAGATTTGATTATCTCAGCCTTGTAATACTGGTCGCTCGCTTCCTACAGTCACTAATCCTGTAATATCACTTGTCCCATCTCCATTCTCCAAATACACTCTTCTTTTCTCGCTATCTACCGTGATTTTATCTCACACTTCCAATGATAACTCATTTATATCAGTCAGGTGGAATGCTCTCATTTCGTCTCACTCAGACTTGAATACTATCTTGATTTTATCGTATGGATAGTTGCTTGTGTCACTATCTGCGATGGTCATTGTGATAGTCAATGGAATCTCCATAGCTGACTCATTTTCAATAACTCTGTAATAAGTTCGTGGAAATGGCAGTTTAGTTGGTAATTTTATTCACGACATCGTGTTTGTTATTGTTTGGTGGAACTCTTCCCTACTCTTCATATATGCCGAGTCTGTAATCACTTCTGCACTAATTCATACCCACTTTTCATTCGCAAAATCAGATAATTGTATTCACTGATATATCTGACACTTACATTCTCGCACGTTTCCATCTACATCCATGAATGATAAATCTTTCCATAGATTCTTATTGAATGGTGATGGATTACTTTCTGGAGCAAATGCTCTCTGTACTTTATTCAGTAATGCTCGCCTTTCCTGTTCTGTATCTGCCAAGATATCAAACAAAAATCTGATCCTTCTATTTTTTAGAGTTGTTGGAGAAACGTATTCTCCATGTCTAATTGCGTATTTTTCACTGCTCGCACTCGTAGCCACTTCATAAAAACTGAACTCCTTTAAACATAAAATTCCCCCTTCCTGTTTGAAAAGCGGATTATTTACGAAGGTCAATCAGTTATATTTTACGTTATAAGCCATTATTTTATTGTACATTCTGCGGTGTTCTTATATAAACAGCTCGTAATATAATCAAAAATAAAAAACTGTTAGTTTTTCACACCAACAGCTTTATATCAATTTGAATTTATTTAGGATGTATTGCTCGAATTCAAACTTACTACTGAATTTTAGATTCTTGAATTTATTTAATCATTCAGGATTTTTTGTCAGTCAAACCATCTCCAATAAATATCAGATTTTGCTTGAAGTTAAATCCATTATCATTTCTTCAGTATAAGATGGATAGTAATGCATTATCATACAGATACTCCAAACTATCAGAGCCTCTGAATATTCTACATTTCACTCAGAGGCGTTCATACTAAACCCAATTCTCCGAGCAGTTTTTCCATCAGTTCTTTTTGCTTAGATACTGACAATTCATTATTTAAAATTTCCTGAAATTCTGATCGCTCTCACTCGATACAATAAGTTTCTAGCATTTCCATGAGTCAGAGTTTTCATAAATCTTTCATTTTAGGTTCTCTGAATACCCATTTTTTATCTCAGAGTTCTATTTCACATTTTTTATATCCATCAAGGAATTCTTGAAGATTAATAGGAGTTGTCATCTACATATTTTTTCTAAATAAAATAACAGAGAAGCAAAGACAGGAACGAAAGAAAACCTGTCGCCTCTCTGTTGTTTTACGGAGTTCGAGCATTACCTCGAACCCCAAATCTTCCGTTTTTTATGACAAAAACTAACTAGAAGGAGTCTGTGAGAATCCTATAAAGTCTTGTTTTTTGATAACACCTGTGATTTCTACAGGGAAACCTACAGTAGTATTATCACTATCAGCGATTTGCTGTAACATTGCTTTGCTTGCTTGACAGTTTTCAAGGAAAGTTTTGATATATTTCTTCTCTCCTTCATATTCAAATTCATTAACAATTACCATTACAAATGGAGAAGCTAATGCATTTGCTTTATGATCCATCAATTGAGCTGTAGCATTAGTAGAACTATATGTTACAGTAATCTTTGTTTTAATTGGAGAATCTGCTGAAAGTTTTGGAGAGCTTGATGCTATCTTCAAAGTAATGTAAGAAGCACCAAAAGCATTTACTCCAACTGTATAATCAGCATCAGCCACAAGAGTCTGTTCTGTTCAATCTACAAGAGCTTTTACAGAAGCAACAGTGACAGCTGTTCAGTCAGCATTAGAATATTTAAGGAGAATTCCTTTATTCAATTCCCATTCTCATGGCATTAATACCTCAGCTTCATTACTTACAGTTTCAGCATGTACTTCAACAAGTCCACTTTGCATAATAGCCAATTTTTCAATTGTCAATTCGTGGACTTCTACGTTTACTGTAACTTTGTTTCAATCTTTAGTCTTTTTGATAACTCCGTTAGAGTAAACATCTTCTATGCTTTCTCCTGCAGGTGCTAATGATTGGTTTTTATAGAATCCTAGCTGTAACAAGTCATCTCCCCAATCTTTAGCAATCCAAAACTCTGCTGAGTTAGGAACCATATGTCATGGATTTATTGGTTTTTGTAGAGACATTATTTATTAGACATAGAGATAAAATTATTTTCTTTTTGACCGTGATTTTTTAGAAGATTTTATTTCCTTTGGTTCTTCAACCTCTTCATCTTCTACTTCATCAGCATCTTCTTCAGTCTCTCCGACATTTGTGTCGGAAACATCTGAATTTTCAGCTTCTTCCGTAGGTTCTTCTGCTTTTTCTTCCTTTGGTTCTTCAACCTCAGGAGCTTTTACAGGAGTTTCTACAGGAGCTTTTCATGAAAAAGGTCTCATTACGCTTGGAAAGTATTCTACTTCTTCACGACTAACAATATCACCTTTTTTGTAATCTTTGTTAGCAATGCGACAGTCAACAATTATTTCGTAAAGCATAATATTTTTCTTTACAGAGATAAAATTAATCAAAGAGGGATTTCTCCCCCAATGACTATTCAGTTATTTCTTTAGTAGGAACTGGATCAGTATCCTCGTTATCTACAGTAACTCATCCAGCGATATTTACTGGAGCATCTACAGTGTTTTTAACAACAACTTCAGATGGAGCTTTACTTCAAGCAGTTACATTATAGATGAATGCTTCTTTATTTGCTTCTTGGAATTCAGCAGTAATAGTTGACTGCAAAGATTCATAGATAAGCTTTGAGCTTGAGCTTTCACGATAGAAAGTGAAGAAAATATCGTTACCGAATTCTCTATCTTTCATAGCATGAATTAAAGGTCTTGCTTTACCTACGAATACGTGTCCGTTTTCGATTTGATTATCGATTACGAATGGAATTTCTTTTCCTAGAGAGTCAGAAACATAAGCGATTAATTGGCTACCTGCTTTCTGAGCACCTCTGCTTTCATCATAAACTCCATTTCTCCATCCTTTAGCAATCTTATTTTTAGTCCAAGCATTTAATGCGATAAGCTCTGGTTCTCCATATCTTTGAGCAATAGTCAAAAGACATGCTTCAAAGTCATCTTCGCTGAGAGTTCCATTTGCATTGAAAATAACTCATCCTGCATTTGCGATTGCTTCTTTCCATCATCCCATTGTAGTTCTTTTGTCTGATGGATTTTTATTTTGTCTACCGTAGTAGAGAGTTTTGTCGATTTCTTGAGACATTTCGTCGAACTTAGCCAATCTTTCTAGATCAAGCAAGTCATCCATGTCTTTCTTTTTAAGAGCAGCTGCTCTTTTTGTAACATAGATAGTTTTTGAGAAATCTTGGATTACGTTTGTAAATTCATCAGAATCTACAGCTTTATAATCTTCAGTGATTCCATCTTCTCTATCTACTTTTGACATGATTTTAATTTCAGCATCTTTAGCGATTGCTGTTGCAGGAGTACTTCCGTATCCTCTTTCTACTGTTAATGCATAACCATCTTGTGTAGTATCAGTAGTTTTAGCAGTAACTTTGATTACTTCTTCTCCACACATTAAAAGATAACCTTCAGTTATTCTCTCGAATAAATCTTTATCTACAATTATTGTAGTAGCAGAAGCTAAAGCAGCAGTAGTAACAGTACCAGCTCTAACAACTTGTTTTTGAGAGAAGTATGTTAATTCTGTGCTTTCTACATTTCCACCAAATTCAGCTCTTTCAAGCATTATTAGGTTTCTTGCAGGTACTAAATCAAGGATAGCAGTAACCCATTCTTGAAGTTTGAAATCTGTTGATAAGTGTAACATTTTAGTATAAAATGATAAATAAAAGGATTATTCCTTACTTCTTTTATCCCTAGCAAGTCTTAAATATTCCTGCTGTTCTAAATTAGTAAGGTGTTCTCATTTTCTGGCTTTCTCTTGCAGTTCAGCAAGTCTTCACTCGTTTTTTCATCATGAAGGCATATTAGAGCCACCAGAAGAACCGCCAGACTTTTTAGATCATGCAATTTTCTCTATCGAGTCTAGCTTTTGACTTAGCTTGAATGGATCAGTTATATCACTCACAAGAGCTTCATAATCATTCCATCAATCTCCTAAGTTCTTTTTTAGAGTTTCGACTCTCTCAGCATTTCTGCTTTTGACAGTTTCTTCTCTTTCTTTCCAAGTTTCCTGCTGTTTTTTGTAATCAGCTATCTCTTGGTCTTTTTGAGTTAGCAGTTTCTCGAATTCGCCATTTTTCTTGGCTTCTTCTTCATCTGCTAATCTCTTTTTTTCAGCTTCTTCAGCCTCTTTTTTTTCGTATTCAGCTAATTTTGCTTTCATTGCTTTATTAGCATCATTAACCTCCTTGAATCTGTCATAAGGCACATTGTCAGGAGTTTTTTTACCCTCTTCTTTTTTATCCTGATTGTCTTTAGAGGTATCAGACGAATCAGTATCAGACTTTTGTCCATCGTCTCCGCTTTCTCATCCTCCAGCTCCATCTGTATTGGCATCTAAAAGAACTCGAACCCAGCGACCATTTCTAAAAATTCTTTTCATCCGTTTTTTTGTAAACAATTAAAACGGCGGTAATATAAGCGAAAAATAAAAAGTGTGAGTTTTTTCTATTCCTCACACTCGATATAATAGGTATTAACTGACTTTTAATTTTTTAATTTATACAACCGCAGTAATAAATCCCCTACAGTTTGGATGGAATGGTGGAAGTTCTACATCTCATTGAGTAACATCTACAATATCTCCATTCACTTCTGCACAAATCTCACAACAATCTGGCTGTTCTGTAATTTGAAATTTAGTAATTCAAAGCTGAATAGCTCTATTGATTGTCCCTTGAGTATTTGCGATGTTAGTTTCTGTACGAGTCAGCATTTCTACATAAGCGTCCATGTTTCGATACCTTCAAGCTCTATCCTGAAATTTTGTTATATTTTCAGCTTGTAATAAATCGGAAATTCCGTTTTTCATCTCCAACATGCTTTCTCCTTTTAGGATTCCTTTTGCGAGTTCTTCCCTCACTAATTCTTGATGGAGTTTTGATAGACTTTGTATAGCGACTCTTTCCATTCAGTCCAGACTGGCTTTCACATACATATCAGAAGTATCTATCAGGGCTTTTACTGCTTGAACGTGTACGTTTCATAAATCTTTTAGCATTTCGTTTAACTCTTTCTGTGGTATCTTATTAAGAGAAAGAAATACTGTTCATCATTTCACTACATCGTTTATGTAATAAGCACCTTTCACATATTCTTTAGTCAATTCGTATTCTGATCGTTTTCAGTATTCATCATTAAGAGCTTTAGAAATCTGATTTAATTGTCTAAGGATTCTCATTGCTTTAGTTTTATTTCACTCATTCATCGCTTCAAAATATATAGCTCTAAGCTCCTGCATTGATTCAGAAAAAAGTCTGATTAATTTTCTATCATTCTCATTGTTATAATCTGGAAGTCGTCTTTTTCTATCCATAAATTAATCGAATAGGCAGTAAAATAAAAGCGATCAATAATGCTAAAGCAAAACAAATCTGAATCCGTAATACTCGAAACATCTTAAAGAATCTTGATGGTTTTTCTCCTATCTGCTGTAAAGCATTTTTCACTTGCTCTACTACTGGCTCATCATTCTCAAAGATAGCTCCTCGTTGTATATTACTTTTCATTCTTTCGTTTAGTTAAGTTATAAATGACAGCTCCTCTTTTAGCATGTAGAAATTCGGAATTTCCGATTTTCTTCAGAGGCTCGGAGCTGTGCTGGTCTAATTTTGGTTTTTTTCTCCGTCTAAATTCTCGTCTAAATCTTCTTTTTTCTCGTCTAAATCTTTCTGAATAGTTGCTTTATATTTTGCGTAACTGTCTGTTTCTTCTTTATTGATTTTGTCCATCTCTTGCTGTACTTCTGCATCATCATATCACATACAGAAAGCGATGGCTGATTCTTTACTCATTATTCATGCATTTAATTGAGTAACTGCTGTATTTGTCCTTTCTGCGATATCGTATGCAGTAGGTTTTTTGAATCTGATAGTTGGTAATTCTTCTATCTTTTTTCCTGTGTAGTATTCCATTAATTGTCTAAATAACTTCTGCAATGGAGAATAGATTTCTAGCTGTTTACTTTCTACTCTTGAATAGAATATCTGCCGTTCTTTTTCAGTAGTTCATACAGGATTATTTCATCAGCTATAAATACTAGATCATAACATACTCGTTGGCACACCAGAAACGATAGAAACCATTTTCAATAGATAAGGCAGATACTCATTAATCGAAGTTGTAATATAAGTTGCATCTTTTGTGATATATTGAGCAGGATTTTCTCATGGATTATGCACCAAATAATCAGGATTTTCAGCGTATTCATCTTCTCCTTTAGATTTTTTTCTCAAAATTTTTGCAGTTTGAGCAGAAGCAAATCCAGCAGGCACAGATAATTTACTTGTAAGATTTTTGATAAATTCCACAGAAATCTGACTTCATCTATCGTTTATCTCTTGGAATAAATCAGCTAAATCTACGTAATCAGATTGATTAAAGTATCTAGGGATATCTCCGTAATAATTTCTCTTTAGTTTTTCTCCATCTTGTTCTACTACATGAATATTTGTTAAATCGTTATTGAATAAGAATAATGGTAATCTTTCTAGCTGTTCTTCCGTTCATTCTTCAAATCTATCTTTTAGGATGAAATCTGCTGTGTATTTCCATTTTTCTCAATAATAACCAGTCCATCAGTTTCAATTCTCGTTTTTTTCGTATCTATCCACAAAAAAATATTTCTTTCCTCCAAATCACTCATCTACTACAGAGAAAATGAAGTGTTCTTTTATATCTTCAAATTCATCTCAGATAGATAATCAGTCCATATTGGCACAGTAATTATTCACAGGGATAATCTCCATTCTAGGAAATTTGTCGTTTTCTCTTTTTCTTGCTCTTACTACACAATATCAGATACTTCCTTGAATATCGATAGTATTATTCAGCTTTTTTTGGAGTCTGATTGCATCATCTATCTTTGAGAAGTCAGCGTTTATATCATCATTTCAGAAATCTACGTTATATCACATCCCTATTACATAATCCGTGTAAGCTCTAGTGATACTTCTTCAAAGATTGATAGGAATATACAATAATTCATCTTTTTCTACATCATGAGCTAAGTCTGATTTGATTTTAAATACACTTGAACGGAAATCTCTTTCAGCAAATTTACTCACTTGATTAGAGAAAATTTGAGCGTATTTATATTTCGTTTTTACATATTCACGAAACATTGACATGTTTTTCTTTAAATCTGGCATTGCTAGTTGGTATGAAAATAAACTAGCGGTAATATAATCAAACTTTTAAAAGTGTGAGTTTTTAGATTTCTGGCACAGGATATTTTCTCATTTGTCGGCATATTGCATCAGCCATTATTCAGTCGTCATGATATCCAACCTGTGCGACTTCTTTCATCTTATCGTCATAAATAAATGTAAATAATTCTGCTTTTACTCTGCTGTCCATCTCAGTAATTAATCATTTATTTATTGCGACTTTATATTCAGCCATCATTATTGGTCTTGTTTTGCTATTCGTTACCCATCAGATTTCCTGCGTAACTTTATCGTATGTTCTATCGACTGTCTCATTCACATAACACAAAACATACCATTCCCTTTTCTTTGCTTCTGAATAAAAAGCATATCATGTATTATTTTTTTCTCATCCGATTCTTCCCCAATATCAAAGGTCGATTAATCTATCTACGATATTACAAAGTCATTCTCACGGATCAGTATGTCAGTAATAGCAAGCCATTAATTGAGCTGTTTCTCGGTCTCTTACTTCTATACTACAGTAATCTCATCCACTCACTCATTCAGAAGTATCTATTCAGAAACTAACCTGTCTTTCAGTAGCAGGTCTGTAAATTCTCAAATCTGGAATAATCTCATCTTCTGTATAAGGCGGTTCTATAAGAGCTTTTATAACATTTGCTTTGAATACTGGCTTTCATGTATTCAAGAATGCTTCCTCTGGAGTAGATGGATATTCCTGAAAAGCATAATCAGGATTCGTTTGAGAATTATACATATTCAGATACCGCTTTTTTTGTCATTCAGTAAGTACCGTTCAATCTATCATTGGCTTGTTTAAATGCTCCAATTCAGGCGGTAGCTTTACCACTTCTCATTCTTCAAGCGGTAGATCATATTCAGGCATTAGCCACCATCATAGGAAAATACAGCTCCGCTCGTAACTATCATTATTGTAATATTTGTGTCGTAATAGCTCGAACTCGTTTCAAAATCCGTTGGCTGTACTTTCTATGATAATGTCTCAATCTTTCGGAACTGATGGTAATGTTCACGCAAGTAGTTCTCATGCATTAGAAATAAAAGCAAATTCTGAAATATGAAGTTTACTCCATGTTCAACCACGAGAATCTGTAATCACTGCGATTTTGGAGTGATTATCTAAAAACTCTAATTCTTTTTTTGTGGAATATTTAGTCTGTGGCTTGTATCGTACTTTTCAATCATTCAGTTTTAATGCTTCAGGAAGTTTAAGATATGCTGTTTTTACTTTATCAAATATTTCATCTCTGGTAGTATCTACCTGTGCTAAAATTCAGATATTTTGGTTAGGAAAAATTACAGCATCATCAAGTCAGCTGATAGCTTCGTTGGTTGTTATACCCATCTGTCTTCACTTCAACACAATTAATCTGATTCTACCAAAGCGGTCTTTCAATTCGTTTTTGCGTTTCTCTAATATTTCCTGTGCTCTGTTCCTCTTGAATCAGACTTCTTGTTGGTTCTTGTTTACGATGGTATATAAGCTCAGTCTCTTGCTCTTCCTGTAAAAGCTCTCCATGTAATCTGATTTTTTTATAAATATTGCTAAGCATCCATCTCACTACTTCACTTGATACTCACAAAAGTATTCAAATTTCTCTGCTTGATAAAGTTCTTCAGTCCCACTCATAATCGCAAAAAGCACTAAAACAGAACCGTTTGACTGTATCAAATGCTTGTTTATCACTCATCGGAATCCACTCCTTAACATTGAAATCAATAAAAGCTGACTTGTAATGTACTTTCAGTATTCAATTTTCAGCGACTAATCTAATACTTCAATTAACAAAAAAAGGTCTAATACTGTGCAAATATACTTTGATTTTTTGTAAAGTAGTAGCCTCCATATAAAAAATTAATCTCTGATAAAATCATTAACGTCTAAAGGTTCGTTTTTATTGATATTTTCATTCTTGCTAACTGTCGTTGGTTCTCAAAGTTCAGTTTTTAAAGCATTTAATCACTTCACTTTATCACTCATAGACATTTTATCTGACTTTTTTGTAAGGTCATTCATTATTCAAACTAACGCATTTTTCTTTCAGAGTTGCAGAGTTTCAATAGGTATTTGAAGCTCTTTAGCTCTTTTTTTTGCGTTTTCTTCAAGAGCTTTTTTGATGATTTTCTCTTTATACGCCTGTTTCTCTTTAGCCCATCACTTGATTTTTTCTCTGATTCATCATGTAAGTTTTATCCCTAGATTTTCCTGAAAAAATCCTGTGACATCATCCCTTTCACTTTGGAAGTATTCGAGCTTCAGCTCTGTCCAATCATATTTCTTTGCCATCTGCTGTTATTTAATCAGCTAAAATAGGTGTTAAATCTACTTCTCTATTCACGCATTTTATTTCAGCTGAAGGATTTAATTTGTGAAATCTTTTGATAATCACTTCGCAATATTTCGGATCAAGTTCCATCATATAACACTTTCTTTCATCCTGCTCACATGCAATAAGTGTCGTTCAACTTCATCAGAATAAATCTAATACGATGTTTCACTTTTTAGAGCTGTTATTTATAGCTCTAGAGACTAATCAGACTGGTTTCATTGTCGGATGTTCTTCACTTTTAGTTGGTCTATCAAAGTCTCGCACATCGCTTTGTGTTCTATCTTCTAAAGGACAAAGCCTGCTTTCTCATCACTTCCATCAATACCAAATAGGCTCGTATTTCGTGTGATAATCCTTTCTTGATAGAACTAATTTATCTTTATTCCAGATGATCGTACTCGACCAATGGAAGTCATTTATTGCTAAAGTAAGCATTAGATTTCATCGTTCTTGTGCTGACATAACAACATACGTCATACATCAAGGTTTACATGATTCTTCCATATTTGCGAAAGTCTCCGCCATAAATTTCTTGAAATCTTCTGTTCACATATAATCATTCAATATTGTTCTCTTTTTATATCACTGCGGATTGTCTTTTTCTACTGCTCAGTAATTTACATTCCGTGGCGGATCTGTAAAAACCATATCTGCTAAATCTCCATCCATTAATCTTTCGACATCTTTCGCCTTCGTGGAGTCTCAACAAAGAAGCCTATGATTTCAAAGAAAAAAGAAATCTGATTCTTTAACTACTTTCGCCTCTTCGACTTCTGGCATTTCATCTTCTATGATTTCCTTTCCATCATCCATCTCCTCCAGCTCCAAATCAAACAAATCTTCAGCTTTTAATTCGAGGTCTCATATACTCAAATCATTATCTAATTGGTCCAGTTCGAGTTTCAAATTCTCTTCATCTCGTTCGCTCTCATTCAGTTTATTATCCAATATTCTCAGCTTTTTTATTTGTGTTTCTGTTAAATTTTCCATCTTTAACACTGGTACTTTTTCCATTCCCAGTTTCTGTGTCGCAAGTAATCTACCATGTCCAATAATCACCACATTATTCTGATCAACTACTATTGGTTGTGTAAATCAGAACTCTTTAATGCTGTTGGCTATACGGTTCACTTGCTCGCTATCATGAACTTTATTATTGAATTCGTATGGGATTAAATCAGCGACTTTCATGTCAACTGTTTTCATCCTTGAGTTTGTATTAATGAGTAAATATCTATCTCACATCTAGGATGTGTCCTATCTACTCAATTACAACTTACCTTTAATTCACTAATAATTTCTCGATTATCGTCTGCTAGCAATCAATATTTTACTAGCATGTCGTTTATACTCTCAATCTTATTAGATAAATCTGATTTTCTCATGTCAGGCATCCAAAAACTATACTCTATTCTTAATCTTTCGTTTAGATTTAGAGCTTTTAGGTTTTGCTCTTTTAGTTCATTTAGCTTTTGAATTTCTCGCTCCCTGTAATCCTTTGAGCTTATCAGTCTTCTTCATGTTCGTATTTTCTTGTTTTTTTTGCTTGGTATTCTTCAAGATAGTGTCAAACTTATTATTAATTTCTTTTCTAGCATTTTCTTTTTCGTTAGGAGATAAATCTCTACAATGCGGACAATAACTTAGAAATATTGGTCGGTTATATTTGCATTTAGGACATACACTAGGATGTGACATTTGCTTCCGTTTTTAATTTATAAAAAGATTAATCTGAATTTTCTTCTGTTGCTTGGTTTATTTCTTCAGCGTTTTCATCGTATTCTTGGTTTGTTTCCAACTCCTCTCATGTTTTAGGATCATAGAGTTTTCAATCTTCTCTTTTTTCAGCAAAAATCACTGCTTCTTTTGCTTCTTGCATTGCTTTTCGTAATTCTTCCAACTCTTTCAAATCTTTACAATTTCTCAATCTCATGGCGATTTTTTTATACAATTCAACTTGTGCATCTAATCATCTAATCGTTCTTTCCTGTCTCTGAATAATTTTTTTTAATTCAGCCTTGCTTGGCTCTTTTGGTTGTCTAAATCCTTTCATGATTATTTTTTTTGAATAAATAAAAATCGCTGATACTTCAACCAAGTAATCAACGTTCACTCCTTAACTTTCAATTCGATTTCGTATTTTCTACCTTTCACCATTGAATCCACTCGTTCATGCTGTTCGATAGAATCTACGAAAACGATATTGTTTACATTGTTTCTGTATAAAGGATAAGTCCCTTTAGGTAAGGCATGGGCGAACTGAAAGGACTGTAAATCTTCCTTATGATAAAATTTACCAGTAAGGTCTGATTTCCCTTTATTCTGCTTCCGTTTTTGTTCAAAGGTAATTAGCTCACTTCATCAGTTAGCAATTCTCCTTTTATGTTTTTGTCATATTTTGTTTACCATAACGCAAAAAGCCACTTTATAAAGTGGTTCTACCGTTATTTATCTATCACACACTTATAAAGTAGCATTATTTTATATGATTTCAAGAGAAATATTTGAAAAAATCTGGATATTTCTACCCAGACTTCCCCCAAACTATGACAAACAAACAAATTTATTGTAAGAATTAATACATGTAATTCAACTATTTTCTGTATGTCATTCTCTGCCTTAATTCATCTAAGAAATCATCGACATTATTTACGTTTATCTGCATTCAATTAATGCTGAATGAATTGTCAGTTGTATTGTTTACTGTTGAATAACTATTACTAGCATTTCTTGGCTGAATATAACTAGCTGTCCTTGCTATTATCTGCTCTGGTCAGTTTTCTCCTACTAGACTTACTTTAGCATTTGTAATATCTCATCCATAAGCTCTTGCAGAACTTGAAGTTCAATAATACTCGTTTTTCTTAGCAATTAACACCTCCCATCTCTGAATCAAATCATCTACGGATTTTTTCTGTTTAGCGATTTGCTCTTGGAATACTTGATTATAATGTACTTCTAACTGTTCCTTTCTAGCTGTAATATCTACTAAAATTTCTACTTCTTCATTCTTCTCCTGTGTATATTGTTCTAATTGGTCTTTGAGATTTACTGACTGATTTTCAAGCTGTTTAGCATATTGAATATTCTCTTCATCTTCGATTTTCTTCCATGTTTCCTCCATGATATCGTAATAATAAGTTCCGATATCTGCTCCATTCTTTGTCAGAGTCATAATATTTTGCTTTCAATTCTCCTGATTCATTATAGACTGTGCTATTGCTTGTTTTTCTATAGCACTTGCTTTTTTCTGTTCAAGCTCTAATGCTTTTTCGTTCAGATTATTTAGGATTTCTTGAGCTTTACTTGTTTTCTTTGTAAATTCTTCAGATTTTCTTTGCTCTTCTGTAGTATTTTCTTCTATAAGTTTTAATTCATCTAATTTTTCTTTTAATTCTATCAAATCTTTTACTTCATATCATCTATATTCAGTCATTCATTGGTCTTGGAAGAATTGAATATCTTTCCATGATATATCTTCCACGATTTTTTTCATGTAACTATCGACATCTAATAACTCCTTCTTCAATTCCACGTATCTTTGACCTAGATTCGTAATAGCATCAGCCTGATTTTTCTCTAGTTGCTCGTTATATTTCTTGATAGACTTTTCAGCATCTTCCCATGTTTTCTTTGCTGTATCTCTTAGTTTATCGTATTGATCTTCTACTTTCTTGATATTCTCTTTTGCTTTATCCAATTTATTTTGATGTTCAGTTACACTTGAATCCATGTCATTATAAAGCTCCTTCATTTCTTTTTGAAAACTCTGTGCCATATCTTCAGCTTTTGACTTACTTCATCATCCACCACCACTTTTTCCTCATAATAAAGCTTCACCAACTGCTCATCCATCATCTTTTCATTTATACGTACTATTTTTCAATTTATTTAAGTTATCAATTGCCATTCAAAGCCTTTTTTGTATTTCAAATTTCTCTTTCAAATCTGCTCATGTAACTAATTCTCATGCTAAATTTTTTGAATCTATTTTCTGATTATTCAACTGTGCTAGAGTTTTTAATAATCCTACTACTGCTTCAGTTGTTGCTATTGCTTGCTGTCTAGTAGCTTCAAAATCTGATCTAGTAGAACTCTGATTTACTGATATAGCTGAAAATGCTTTTAAAGCATTATTTGAAGCTTCTATTGCTTCGTTAAATTCTGATGTTTTTTTCTCCAATTTATCAGTAGCTTCCTGTAATTTCATTTTATTATAGTAGTCGTCCTTATACACTGCCTGTAATCACTCAAAAGCTCCTGTCTCTTTATTATAAACCAAAGTCAATTCTGTATGTCATTGAATCAAATCTTTAGTTTGTTTAAACCATTCTTTATTGAATTCTACTATCTGCTGAAAATTATAGAATGAATCGTTAGCGAATGATGTTATCTCACTTTTTGCTCATTCCCATAACCTACTAAATAAATCTCACCATGTCTCCATATCTGAAAATGTCTGCTCTACTGCTCAGTTGACATCTTCAAGAGCTTTCTTCATATCTCATAAAGCAAAAGTTCCATTTTTGATAGCATTATACATAGCAACTCATCATCTACTTCAGAAGATATCCATTGCTTGATTCAAATCTATCGTTCAGTCCTGTACTCATTTAATAACTTCTTCTAATTTCTGAGCAGGTGGCACTCCATCGTCTGCAAGATTCTTCAGTCACATTTTCATTGACTGTAAAACCTGTGAAGCTTCAACTCATGCTTGCTCGAAATTACTTAATAATGCGATACTATCATCTAAACTAAATCATAATTCTTGAAGAACTGGAGCATTTGCTTGTAATTGATTTGTTAAATTCTGAACGCTAATTCATGTTTTCTGACCTGCTACAGTTAATTTGTCTAAATATTCAGCCTGCTGTTTAGCAGTGATTCCCCAAATAGAAAACATTTTTACATTACCTTCTATTGCTGATTTTACATCTTGTCATGTAACAGAAGCAAATTTTAAGTATTTAGTTGTAAAATCTTGGAGTTCTTTTCAAGTTAATCAGAGCCTTGTATTCAATTCTCATACAGCTTCTGCAATTTCTCACTGACTTTGCCACACTTTCCCTTGTACTGCCAACATATCGTCTGAAAGTTGCCTTAGAGCATCACCACTTGCACCAGTAGCTTGTACTAAAGTTTTTTGAGATTCTTGAAAATCTACAAACATTTTCTTTAATGTCTGAAAGACTTTCATTGCAGCTCATAATGCCGATATTTTACCTACTAGATTTTTAAATACATTTCAGAGTTTATTTCCAGTTCATCATAAATCACTTAAAGCCTTTTCATTCTCCTTTATTTCATTTCTCAAATCTTCCATCTGATCTTCCAACTTCTCCAACTGCTGATTAGTAGTTCAATTCATAGGTTGATTTAATAAGTTCTGATACGCCACCCTTGTTTCTTCTAATTTCTTTTTTAATTCCTTTAGATTATCGTCTATTTTGAGCTTTAATTGTTTTTTGTCGAGTGTTTTTTGTGCTGTATCTGCTACTTCTGTAGCCTCTTTCTGTACCTGCTTTGTATCTGTAGTCGCCTCTAATTGAACTTTTACTTTTAATGCATCATCTGCCATGATTATTTTGAGAAAATAATAAAAATCTGAGTGTAATATACTCAGATTTATAAAAGTGTTAGTTTTTGATTATTCCGCAGATATTACTTTATTATCTACCGAAAGTATAAAGAATCAATTACGATTCTTTCATTTCTTCCCAGTCAAATCTTTAACACAAGCGAAATCATGTTTTCCTCATTTATCAAATTCTCAAACTATAGCTTTTATTCATTCAGCTCTCTGAATATCAATATTTTTCATATAAACACTATCTCCGTATTTTTGCTGTAATCGACGTTCACAAGTCTTTAAATCTTTACTTCCTCATGTAGCTGAATTGGTCAGTAATACCATTCCCCAAAGTAAGAGGATACAAAATATAACAAATCACACTACAATTAAGAATTTCTTACATCCTGAGACTTGCTTTGTGTTTTCTTCTATTGTCTCTTCATTCTTATTTTCTATAAACTCTCCGCAATGTTTACATTTTTTAGCAACTGCAAGAATTTCCTCTCAACAAAAAGGACATGCTTTCGTTTTTTTCTCCATTTTTACAAAATTTTAGTGAATAAATTTATCGATTCACGATAATAATTGAAACTGCAAAATAAAGTCATATTAACGCAACTATTCATGTTAATATGTACAGAATTTTTACAGCAATATTTTGCCACTTTTTCATAATGCGAAACCCTCATATAAATATCAGTAAGATATAAATATTTTAGCAAGAAACAAGAGCAACTTCAAATGCGAACAATAATCCAAAGAATCAGACTATTACACTACAGGAATTGATTATTTTTACCCACATTCAGATTGTCTCTGTCTGTTTATATTTCATCAGAATTTTACCGTAGTTATTGATATTATTTGTGTATAGATTGAACTTTATAAATCGTTCTGAATCGTAACAATGACTATTCAATAATTTCTTTAATTTCGATTTATTCTGACTAACAATCGCTCCTGCAGTTTCTTTTTCTTTTCTACATGCTCTGCATAATCTGCTCCTATCACTTTTCTTGCCACAGTTCATGCATTCCATAAGTTTTTTATTTTGTTTCAAGTAAATTTTCACATGGAATTCAGTTTTTATTTCAATCTAGGTGTTTATGTCCTAAGAAATATAATAATTCTGATTTCCAATGTGTATTAATATTCTCACATGTGACAGCCTGATTACTTCGTTGAAAGAAGTTTAGACTGACTGACAATATCAGTAAGAATATCAGTAATGCTCGCAGTAATTTTTTTATCATTTTATTTGATAAATTAGATAAATTAACAAGGTATAGCTTTATTCGTAGGATTATTCGCATAAGTAAATGGACTCTGTGGTGGTAGCGGATATTGAGGATAAGGCTGTACTGGTTGTGGTGGATAAGGCATGCTTGGAGTTAATGTAACACCAGATCATCACAAAGTAACTGATGGTTTAGGATTCCTTATCTCTTCAATTTCCTCTTGGAGCTTCTTATTCTCCGCTTTGAGCTTTTCTATTTCTAGCTGTTTTTTTAATTCAGCATTTTCTTTTTTGAGTTGCTCTAACTCATTTGTTGTTTCTTTTTTCTGTTCCATGATTATTTGAAAAAAAATATAAAAATCTGATTATTTTCTGCTACAAATTACTCCAATTATTATCACTACAACAACAATAACGATAAAACCTATACCAACAATTGATGATTCTTTATTCCGTTCTTCTAATAGTTGATTATATTGTACTTCTTGCATACATTTTCGTGCATTTCAATTAAGTTTTACAAATACATATCATTCTCAACAATTAGTCATAGGTACTACTTCTGTGTGTGTTATAGGTACTACCATGTTTAATAATAAATATATATAAAAGTCTATTTGTAATTACAATAATATCATTTTCTAAAACACTTTTCTTCTAAGTAATAGTATATTCAAAGTCTATATTGCTTATAGATTTCTCTGAAATATCTATCTCATTCTTGATATGTGTATCACATTCCTATAAATAAATATAAAAATCTGATTAGTGTAATTCGTTAGTGATAAATTTTTCTATTTCTTTTAATGCACTTTCCATTGTAGGAATGATTAGATCGTTACCATTCCTATCTTTATGCAAAAAAACCGTGCCACTTCAGAAGCATTTATTAAATACTTCTATTTCAAACCTTGCTTCAAAATTTACTGTCTCTGTTCTACGACGAATCTCAAACATCCAATTTCAATAATTAACTCTAGCTTCTAAATATTCAACTTGTATCGGATATTTCTCTTCAATAATACTTTCTGTTGCTGTAACTTTCGCAACTTTCTGTTTGTGTGGTATCATGATTATTTAATAATATCAAGTAAAAAGCTGACAGGACTATCATGTATTGATAATTCCATTAATAGAATATTTGTATAATCTTCTATTGGTGTATCGTAAGATAACTCAAAATCTGAATATTTACTAATATCTGTATCCATTTCTCAGAATTTCTTTCGTTCGATATGGTCTTTTTCAACAAGCCACTGCACGAGTCAAAAACTCCTTGATAAAATATGCACGTTATCAAATCTGTTTTTGTAGGTGAAATAGCTTTTTTCTCCAAATTTTTCTAGCCACCATTCTTGAAATAAATCTACAAATTTTCTCCATCTTGGATCTTTAGTTTTTATATCCAAGTCTTCCCTGTTTATAGGTTTTTCTTCTCGTTTTCTCATGATTATTTTAATAAAGTAATTAAAAAGCTGACTGGTTCTTCCTGAATAGATAACAGCATAAGCAGACTTTCATAAACTCAATGCTCTGTTACCTGATATATTTCTTCTCCATCCCTACTTTCAACTAATGTTCTTCGTTTATCTAAATCTCCACTATATACAGTTTTATAAGCATCTGTATCTATCTTATCTTTCTTCACTAATCGCTCGATAAATCAGTATCGCTTACTTATTATTACACTTCTTGAAACATCTATTGTCTCATATCATCACCAGAACCGATTATATCAAATAATATCTTCTCATTCTATCTCCCACTCGTATAAATCTTTCCCTTCTTCATCATCGTACTGGTTTAATAGATTCAGTAATTTTTCCATTATTTATCTTCATTATGTGAATAAATATACTTGTATAATTTTTGTGATTTCTTCCGTTCTTTATATTTGTCTCAAAATCCACATGTCTCATCTATATATTCTGCAAATGCTTTTACTCATAAACATTGAGCTTCAATAGATCTATGTTTTAAAAAGAATCAGAATAATACATCCCATCGAGTTACAGCATATTTCATATCTTCTAACTCTAAAGGTTTTAATCGCTCTTTTGGAACATAGTCATTAATCTTTCCCCAAATTGTATTATCTTTTTCTCAAAATATACTGTACGATCTTTCATGGACATCTACCCATCAATACCATGTTTTTCTTTCCAATTTTCTTTCTCATGTAATCACATGAACTTTAAGTCTGAGATGTTCCATCCTTAGTATCTATACAAATTAAAAGCTTCAGGTTCACACTCAACTAGCAGATTTATAACTGCATCATTTGTTAATTTATCTCAAATGTCCGCTATTCTCTGGTCTGTCCATTCAAAACCATAATCAGGGAATTCTGGATCAAAATAATCTTCTCTAATAATGTGATAATAAATCGCTCGATCGTGATATCCTTTTCATCTCACAGCTACTCGTTGGACTCTGTGTCATTCACACCAAATACGGATTATTTGTCAGTCATCGATAGCTTCTCACTTAGCGAAGATTTCTCACGGTTGCATAGCTTTTAGTTTCTCTACTGTTAGCATGATTATTTTGTAATACTACTAAAACCTCAATCTACAAATGCGAATCACATAAAGAATGCGATAAACGTAAATAATCAGATACACGTTCGCATATTGTCCGCACAGTTATAATAACGATTTCTTCTGTAATAATAGATTGTCAGACAGAGTAAAAATGCTTCAAGTAACACACCCCATCAAAAAACATATTCTTTTACTGTTATCATGATATTTTTCTGAAAAAATATAAAATTATTTTTTCCATTCCAATACATCTTCTATCCTTTTAATAGCTTCCGATACTGGTTTTAATCAAGTAGGAGTTTTGACTATCGCTTCTTTATCTTCTGAAGCTATATAGTAAAAGACTTTTAATAAATATTTTGCCTTGATTACACTATCTATTGATGGTAACTGACACAAATGATCTACTATAAAAATCTTCTTACATTTCCAGAATGAATACCGATTCTTTTTATAAGATACTTCATAACAGCATTCATGTATAGGATCGTTTGTCTTTTCTACCTTTCGTTTCATCTGTAATAAATAAATGAAATAAAATTATGGTTCTAAATTATTTAATATCTCTCACACTCTGCAACTTTTCAAATATTCTAATGTTTCTTCAACTATTCTTTTTTTATCTTCATCTGTTAAGATATCTATGTGGTGTTCTTGTAATATTAACACAAAACTTTCTTGTAATTCTTCAATAATAGCTCACTCATCCACCTTCATTGTTAATTGAATTGTTTTACCCATTTTTCTTAAGTCAGATATAAAACTTTTTCAACCATTTTTGTTCTGCTTTTTCTTTCTTCTTAGGAAATCTATTCCACATTATCCAAGCATAATTTCGTTTATTCATTCTCGACATGATATATATCCACTGAAATAAATAGTCATGTTAATTTTTTTTGTTTTTTTTAACACGTGGCTTTTCTAATGTTAATTTTTCTTCATTTTTTTTACTCATCTTTTCCACTTCTTCTGAATATTCTTTTACAAATTGATACGCCTCTTCATAAGTCGGAAATTTTCTATCAATCTTTGTACTATCTGTCCATGATTCATGTTTAAGATAAACGTTGTAATCATTAGAGAACCATTCTTTTTGAATACGGAATAGCCATTCTCCATATTTAACTTCAGCCTCTTTAATTCTGACTGTTAAATTTTTTGTGTCTGTCATTTTATAAATCTGATTAAAATAAATTATTCCTCAGAATGTCCTTCTTCATAACAATCATACAACTGTAAATAAAAATGCCATGCTGATTCTATGTCGTTATTTACCAAATAATGCCAACAGCTTTTCAGTTTCTTTTTAGCTCTATGGCTTGGTAATTCTCCCCATACTTTCTCAAATTTCTTCTTGAATTTCGGATATCCTATAATGTGTTTAATCTGACATGTCATCCAGAACCGCATTTTGTTATTTTTTATTTAAAATAAACTTTTTTGTATAGCATTTCAGATATAATAACTCTGTAATTCAGGTTCTTCTTCTATTTCTTCTTCACAGAATTTATCTTCAATAAATTCATATCATAAATCTAATACAAAGCTGACTGCTCCTAATATGTTTAACTTTCAGAATTTTGTCATTTTTACTCGTTCAATTATCTCTGCATCATTTCGGTCAACATTCATGTAACTATGATTCTTTTCATCTCGATAGTTTATATCAAATGCTATGCAGTTATCATATACCATAACCTTTGCTATTCTGTTTGTTTTTTTGAATGTTACCAGTTCAAGCATTTTTCACGGAACTTTTGACTTGTAATTTTCATCAAGGAAATTCATCCAATAATACGTAGATCATTTCCCCAGCTTATTTCCTTTTTTTATCTCATGCATTGCTCTGATAGTTCAATCTTTACCCATTATTCCTCTTTTCAAATACTAAATTTTTGCTTTTTATCTTTTTCGATTTCCTTTTGTGTATTCTCATTGGCTTTTGCCAACTGCTCGAATGCTCTGACTGTATATTTCCAATGGTTACTTTGATTGGTTATATGCTCTATCGCTGATTGATAGCAATGTTTAGAATGTATCCATGCTTCTAAATCTGATTTATATTTCTCTGTTTTTCTTTTTAGTTCAGCTCTTGCTTCTTTGAGTTTATCACATTTTTTGAGATAATACTCCCTGACTAGAAATAGTCACGCTCCGATTTCTTCGTCCACCTTTTCTCCTTTGTAAGTACATTCTACTGGCTGTCCTGCAACCATCTTAAATTCAAAATCAAAGAATTCTTCAGTTTGATTTTGTAATACATCTTCTGGAGTGATGTACATAGCTTCCGTTTTTCCCATGTTTATCAGAATAAAAGAATAAAAATCTGTGTTTGGCGACCTTTGTTTTGGTTTTGGCGAACCGTTTAAATTTTGCGGAGAGTGGAATTGAACCACCTATAATCAGATTATGAGTCTGACATCCTAGACCGTCGGATTACTCCGCATTATAAGGTGTGCCGTATCACACCTGCCAAACATGACATACAGACCATTAAGTGTTAATTATTGAGTATTTTTATATTTTATTATCTACATAACGCCTGACATATACGGCTGTCAGCCACAGTTTCATGAAAGGATGTCTTTGGTCACCCCACCTATACCTCACGATATAAGTAAACTGCTAGCCTTTTTACGACATGCGTGGTCAATTATTTCGTTTCTGTAAACTCCTTTTCAAAAGTTCTCGTAACACAGATTCTTGTATCTAATTGGACTAATCCTAGACTATCAATATTTACTTTTCATTCTGCGATATACGTATTTTCTGAGACTTTAATGATTGGAATTTCTGCATTTAATAGACTTCCACATACTTCTTGGAATTTCTCGAAACTTGAAGTAACAGCGATATTCTTTGTATTATCTTCTCAAAGGTCGAATAATCTTTCTTCTTTATAATCTCAGAGTTTATTGGTTTCAATTATAGGAAGTCTGACTCTTATTCAGTTTCTACAGCTCCTTAAATCTGCATACTCATATTCTATGAAGTCCTGAATTGTTGCATTTCCTAGAGACACTCCAGAAATTTTCCAATATGCATCTGGATGCTCTATCATTGCCAATAATCCACAAACTGTGTAATAATCGATTGTGATATCATTTGCCAGTAAGTCATCAAATTTTCATTTGTATTCATCTGCCATTTTTATTTCTGCTAGAACAAACGAATCAGTAATTGTCAGTAAATTTTTCGAAACATTGTAATGCATAGCTCCTCGAATTTGATTTACACTTTTTTTATCAAGGATTTTCTTTGCTGATTTTAGGATAGCTTCATTAAACATGAGTATAAAATAAGAAATAAAATCTGATTAAATGGCTCGTGGGTGCGGTTTTAATATTGTTCAGAATCGGATACAAGAGCCACGAGCCACCAAGACCATCAGGATGTACCTCCATCCGCTTAGAGTGAGTGTTACCTCAGATGGAGAATTTGTACGAAGTAAGATAATAAAATTCTCCATTTGAGATGGTGACCGTAGCCACCAACTCACCCTGTCGTGACTTTTTATTTTTATCTAACAAGTCCTCGCTTTTTTATAGCTCTTTGGATTGTGCTTGCTCCACATCCTATCTTCTTTGCTATTTCCTTATAGCTCAATCATTCATTGTAGTATTGGATGATTTCTTCTTGATGCTCCATTTCGATAGTCTGTTTAATCTCTCCATATCTCAGAGTGTACTGAGTTAATTTATTTGTGAGTGCATCATTCTCATTGATTAGACATGAATTCTGTTTCCATAGATCATTGTTTCTACAGGTGGCATCTTTCAGCTCGTTTTTGACTTTCTTTAAATCTTCGGAGCAATCATTGAATTTGTCAATCCACCAGTCTTTCTCTTTCAGAATTTCTTTTTTTTCTTCAAAGAACTGGTTTCGTGCGTGTGCATCTCAGATTACATATCATAGATAAATCAGCATTCACACAATCACGATTAATACGATAGTTGTTAACATGATAATATGATTAAGAATTAAAAAGGGCTAACTGGCAGACTAAGTTCTCGCTTTATTCGGATTCATAATCATACAATCATTATCGTTGCTGTAGTTGCTAAGACTCGAATTATTTTGTTTGCCATTTTTTATTTATTTTATAATAAATCTTGGTTTCACATAATCTGAACATCTTTGTCAGTTTTTCATTATCCTACTTGGTCAGTAGAATGGAGTTCATTCTTTCCATTTTTTGTAGCAGTATTCCACAGCTACCTTATAATCTTCTTCATAATTTTCTGGTATGTCTTTATGGAATCTATCATTAATCTGGCATAATCAATGTGCATGGTCATTATCTCATAATCTGTGCATATCATAAGTTCCATTTTCACATTCAAATACTGCCACAAAGTCATAACCACCTATCTCGTAAGCATATCTTACAACATTTTGAGCTAAGCTATTTTCAGGATATCAAGTGTGAGTTATTTTCTTCGCTTGAATTATCTCTGCCAGTTCTACTTGCTCTTTCTCTTCTTCTTCTGATGGGTTGGGTTCTATGTACAACTCTTCAGTAGGATTTTTGTCGGAGCTTATCTGCTCTTGATTAAACCCAGTAGTTTTGATTGTTCAGCTCTATACTCATCAGCTTTTTCGTGGGCTTTGTCCATTTCTTTTCTCCAAGTATCTTCGCATTCCATTTTTAAAGTTTCTGCCTCCGTATAGTTATTCTGTGCTATTTCGATTAATCTATCCAATTCAGCAATCCTAGATGCAGCATCTACTATAGGTTGTTGTTTGTCGATAATCTCTTGTTGAGCATTTACTTTTTGATGGCTTGCTATTGCATATCCAATAAGTCAAATGATTATCGCAATTAAAATCGCTAAGATAATTTTTGTTGTTTTGTTCATGTTTGTTTGTAAAGAATAAAAGATTTTTTTGTTTTTGTTTTTATGAGTGTGGTAACTTCCAGTCGGTTATTTAATCTGTAGATTTTGCTTTTCTTCGATACTAGCTCCTGCTACATCCTTTCAGCTTTTGATAGCTTCTTTAATGCTGACTTTATCGATGGTTTTTGTCACTTTCTCTTTCCAATATTCTTCAGGAATCAATGCCTCATCTAAGATTGAAACTGATTCTGATTTACGATATGAAAGGTTATTCAAGGCTGTTTCTAATTTCTCTGTCTTCGTTGCTTTCATGATCCAGTCGATACTCTTTTTGGCTTTTTCTCATTCTTTATCGACTGTCTCCAGTAATTTTTGTAATCTTTCAATCTCCAGTTTAATTCATGCTTTTCTCATTTCTGCATCATTCACTATTGAGAGTTTATATTCGACATATCTTTTGATATCTTTCTCTTCAATAGCATTTATTCTCTGTATAACTTCTTCTTCCACAGCTATCATATCATCCATCTCGATTCAGTACTGCTCACAGATTACTTGTGGCTGATTCTGAATCATTGCCAAGAGGTCTCTTGCCTCTGATAAGTTTTTAATGTCTTCAAATAAGTCCATGCTTTCGTTTTTATAAGGGATAAAAGGTTTATCTTCGTTTATGGTAATCATCAGGAGGATATGGCTTGTAAGTAAGAACTCGTTTTCACTTCTTCCATACCCTCCATTTATATAAGGGTTTTACATCTTTTAGCTTTCTTTCTATAGATTTGACAGTATCTTCTTCTGTCATTTGCCTGACTTTGTCTCGCTTTTTATCTATTTCTTCTTCAAATTTCTTAGCTTCCTCATCATTCATTTTTGATTGATTAGAAAGGTAAAGGAGCTTCTTCTATAGGTTCGTTCATTTTTCTTTCTGCCTCTGCCTTTGCTTCAGCTTTTCTTTCTTCGATTCATTCATCAAATGCTTTAAGCTGTTCTTCTGTAACTTCATTTTCTCTTAACTTTTCAACAGCCTCTTCAATTTTATCATCTTTAAATGGTACTTCTTCAGGTTCAGATTCAGGCTCGTGTATAACTTCTAAAGGATGTTTAATTCTGTTGTAACATCTGATCGTAAAATCCACGTCTCATTCACAATATTTTTTTATCCAATCGTAATTTTCAGACTTCCAAGCACTTGCGACCATGTCACCTGCTCCATCTGATTTCGGACTATCTCAAAGTAAAGTCTGAGAAAGTAAATCAAGCGAGCATGCGAACGATGTTTGTTTCCATATCTGCATTACATCCACGATATTATTTTCCATTTCTCGAGGTTTAATATCTGCGATACATAACTTCATAGCAGGCTCGTAACGATTAATGATCATTCTCTTCCATAGGAAAGGAATATCGAAGTTATAGATATTGAATCATCCAAGTTTTCACTGCCAATTTCTAAACACTGAATTTACTTCAGCTAATAAACCTCGTTCATCTTTACCAATAACTGTATTTACATGACCATCTACCTTGAAACTTACACAAACAACTCTTGAAAATTCTGGATAAATTCATGCTTTCTTGAGATAAGATTTGAAACTTCCATCTATTTCAGGATTCGTTTCAGCTTTTTTCTCCCAACATTGCCTTTTAGGATACGTTGCCCATTCAACCTCCGTTGTAACTTCAGGACACGTTTCTATATCAAATCGTAGTATTCTATCCATTTGCCTTAATCATTAAGTCTAAAATAGTTTGAAAGTTGTTTGTTATAGACTCTGTTTTATCATTAATCTTCATCTGTACTGCTAGCTCCATAGCTTTTGTGATTAACAACACCTTATCTGAATTTCATTTACTGTAACTGTATCATTTTTTCTGTTGAATCTGTTTTATATGTACTCCGTAATCATCTTCTGTAGTTTCGTATGTTATTTCTTCTCCGACATTTAATGCATCTTGTTTTTCTTTGATGATTGATCCTTCCGTTCAGTCATCTAATTTAATTTTGATATTCCATCTCGTTCAGAATTTAGACTCGAAAGAATAACTCTTTCAAATTTCTGTAATTTTTGCTGTCTTTGCCATTTTCTTATTCGATAACTAAATTAAATCTATCAACTACTTCTTGGAAATAATCAGGATTACATCTTTCTTCGATTTCTACTGCATGAGATCGTTTCACTCTTGCATTTTCTGTATCAAAGGATTTCATGATTCAGATTACTATACTTCTTCCATCTACTCGACTATTTACTTTCATCAATTCATACTTTCCAACATCTCAACCTGTCTCGATTTTATATCCCTTCAGATGTTCATTAATCTCTTGTTCCTTTTTTCGTCTGTAAGTATCAGCTTTTTTCTTCTGTTCTTTGAAAAGCTTTTCTTCTGGAACTGCGAATTTAATTCACTGAGCTTTCATTCTTCAATAAAGGAAATAAATCTGACTTTCTGTGTAATCTCCTTTGTTTCCTGTGTCGAAGAATCTACATACCGCTGATATTTGCTCTTCGGTCAACGGTTTTAGTTTCACTGGCATTTCCATTTGTAGATTGTTTAGGTGTTAAAATTTCTCTTGCTTGTTCCATTCTCATTTGTCTTTCACGTTCCTTCATCTGTTCAATGCTGTATGATGATCATTTCGTTTCTACTTCATCTTCTCGACGTTCGCCGTTCAGATAAGTTGTAGGCATTGGAATAAATCATCTCTTCCATGAATCAGATTGTTTAAGTTTGTCGATTCATTCGATTGCTAATTTTCTTTTTTCTTCATTCATTTTGTTAAATTTTTGCATTGCTTTCTTTTTGTCTTTTTTTGATGGATACTTAGACCAAAACAAATCAAACGACCACTCATCGTGCAACTTGTTGCACATATCTGTTTCTTTATGTATTTCTTTTATCTTATTATCTTCTTCTTTATCTTTATCTTTATCTTTATCTTGGTTGTTTTGTGCTTGTTTTGTGCTTGTTTTGTGCTTGTTTTCTGTTTGTTTTTCTTCTTTATTTTCCCAGTCGTTTTGCTTGTTTTGTGGTCTTCATCATCAATGCGATTTGCTTCATCAAATACTTCATGCATCGATTTTTTTCTTGCAGTTGTCCATCCTGTCTCTAAGTGATTCAAACAACTCCATTTCTTCCTGTGTTAATCATGAAGGCTCGATATCTTCAAACATATACTCAATAAATGAGATCATCAGTTTTTCTGATTTAAAAGTTTTCATGAATCTGTATTGTGTATCGAATATCGTCACCTGTTTCCTCATGATTATTTTTCAATCAATTTAAAATTCTTTATGGGATTTCATACAGCCCTTAGTCATTCTCCAATGACAAATCTTGTTCTGTAAAATCTCCCACCTTCCTTTACAACTTCTACTGGATTTGATTTGGTAGTTTCATATCCGTAGTAGTTGCGACCATTTCATTTGCTAATAATCTTCATGGTAGAACCTATAGAAAATAAAAGGCTAGTCTCTTTGTAGATCAGCCTTCTTCTCTTTTTTTTGAGTTCCAAAAGCACCAATCTATAAGAGTACTGTAGTCAGGCGGTTTCGCATTTTCCTTTCTACAGCACTGTTATAGATCAATGCTGTATGCAAAACCCTTAATCTGTGCTTTTTCTATTCGGTAGAACCTTATATTTTGTGTGATAGAAGGTTTAAAAAAAGCTCCAGACACAAAGTCTGAAGCCTTATCTTCTTTACTTGCAGTCGGTACGGTTCGTTCATTCACAGTTGTGCGAAGTAAACCTATAAGCATTATGTGAACGATAATTCGTTCATTGTACCTTGTGCAAAGTAAGAGAGAAAATAATTTACTGCCGTGTGTACGGCATCACTTCAAACTTTGTTGATACTATTATAGTCAAAAAAAATTAAAAAGCAAGAAAATTAATACATTTTTTTTAACAAAAAGAGTAATCTTAGTTCTCGACTAAAATTTTTGGACTAAAAAAAGTCTGAAAAAACTAAAATTACTCCCCTAATTTTCTGAATTTTTAGAAATTTTGGCTTTCTCCCTTTGTTTTCTTGCATACTCTAATAATTTTTCCCTATTCTTACGGTAGTATTCCTTTCAATATTTATTCTGCTTTTCTTTATTTTCTCGATAATACTTCCTATTCCTATCATGCATTTTTTCTTTATTCTTTTGATAGTATTCTTTATAAGACCACATCGTTTTTTTTATTTATAAATTAATTATTTTATACTGAATCCCCATAAAAAAACAATATTTAATATCTCTTGATCATGTTGTGTGACTTCTCTAATTCATTATTTAATACAGTCAAATATTTCTGTGTAGTCAATAGACTGTTATGTCACAGCATATATTGGATATGTGATAATTGGACTCAACTTCATAATAAGTTCGTAGCGAATGTGTGCCTTAGTTTGTGCGGGAAAACTCTTCATTCTATACCTGCTTTCTTCGCTCATTCTCTTATTATCTTTTCTATTGATACATTTGATAATCTGTTTCAGAGTGAATTACTACTATGAGAAATAAACAACCATTCACTATTATTATTCCTTAGATATAAATACAAATCAATCAGCTTTATATCTTCGTCCGTTAAAAATATCGGTCTTGCTTTTCATCATTTACCTATAATCTGCATCTGATTTTTAATATCTCTTACTCTTAGATTTGATAATTCAGATACTCTAAGTCATGTGTAAAGTAGCAACTGACAAATACATAAATCTCTAGTCTTTATGATCTCGTCTTTTTCTGTGATACATTTAATTTTTTTGAAATAATATAATAGTTTCTTTGCTTCTTCTTCTGTTAAGCTATCTATCTTTTTTTCTATTTCTCTTGAATACATGATTTTCCTATAATCCAATGTTTCATAATCACTAATCAAACAAAATCTGAGAAATAATTTTATTCAAGCTAAGTAGTTATTACATGTTCTAGCATCTTTTCATTTAATTTTTTGATTCTGAATAAATCAATTTACGTGTAATAATTTAATTTTTTTTGGATCATCCACTCCCCAACTAAATGTGATTTTTTTTAAATATTTATCAAAAAATTTTATAGTTCTAGTATAATTTTTTACGGTATTTTCTGAGAAACCTCTGTTTTCCCTTAACCGTAATTCAAACTCTTTTATAATCATTTTTACGATATAATAAAAAGGTAAAACAGCTAGCTCTACCCTACCCTTTTTATCTATCACACTGATACTGTTATAATGATTTTGTTTCCTGTTTCAATACTTTTTATATTTTTTCTATTTTGTCAATATATACAAGCAAAGAAAAAAGAGAGCCGTCGCCCTCTCTTTCATAGTACGAAGTATTTTATTTCATATTTATTAGCTCAGTAAAATCAACTGTTCGTTGATATCTTTTATCTTATCTCTCAATTTGTCAGCCATTTTGTGTAGTTCTTCCTTGAAGTTCTTATCTTTTGTTTCATGTCGCATAGATCATAATTTCTCGATAGTGATTAGAGCATTTGATTTGAATGAATTTAATTCTTTGATTCTTTCCAAATTATCTTCTCTCACGAGTGTATATACATAGAAATATCTTCAGAAATTCGATATTTCACTTAGATTATGTTTGAGTCAGTAGATATTATTTGCTGTTCCTTTGTAGCTGTTTTTTACACTTCTTTGACCTTTATAATTGATAATATCTACAGCATGACCATTTGTATTCAATCAGAAATCTGTACCATCCACCATTCCATCTTTTCTATCTTTCGTATATTCTGATGTCAATCCGTGATTTCATCATATCGTATAGAGTTTATTTATCACTCATTCCAATAATTCATCATTGAATTTATTGATACGATATTGTGCGATTTTTCAGTATTTTTTAGATAATTCTGAAGCATTATACACCTTACGCACACAGTCAAATGCATCTTTAGTATACCAACCCTGTCATTTCATTCTAATATGAGTGAATTCAGGATTATTATAACTATAGTCATCATAGACTTTTATTTCTCATTCACTGAATCCATAATTAATCAAATCTGATAATGATCCGATGGCAGAGAAAATTGTACATGATACTCTGCTCCAATCATTATCTCATTGATTGTATTCGTACCTGATTTCATCTTTCTCGTAAAGAGTAGGTAAGATGTCTATGTCTCATTCGCACAATACGAAATCAGAATCTGATTCTCATGTACCTAGACATCCGATAATTTCTTTTTCTTCCATTTTTTCTTGATAAGGAATAAAATACTTTTTTACAAGTCTTTCTCTAAAGTCTTCTCTTGACCGTGAGTAACCTTTCATTTTTGTTCTTCTAAATGACAAAGCACTTCAAATAAACATTTACGACACGATTCCCTTTGTAATCCATGTCTGCATATTCTTAGGTGTTTGTATTCGTATCATTCGTTTTTTGTTTTTTCTTTTTCTTTCATTTTATTAGCTCTGGGATATAAAACATTTCATCATCTGCTTCATATAGTATTGTGTATAACTCTCTCCTTACTCAAGGACTGAGTACAGTTTTGACCGTTTCATATACTTTTTTTAATTGCTCTCTAGGATTCTGCTTGTTTCAGAAATAATTATTTAGAGCTACATGTTCTCTTCTTGGCATCCTTATTTTATTTTCATCGATATTAACATTGTAAAGGTGTTTATTGCACTGTCACATTATATGGTGTAAATCTGTGGCAGTTTTATCTATTACTCTATTGAGTTTCCGTTGCGTTCAGTTGATTTCGATAATTCTGTTTGGTCTTTCTTTATGTTTCATTTGATTTTTTCCTTATAGGATAAAATCTTTCGTTTTAACTTAAAATTTTTCCATAAGTTATTTATCCCCTGCACCAAATTAAACAATCGTTCTATCATACTATACCATGATCTAAAAATAGCATTCGCCATCCAATCATTATCAGAATTATTACTCGTTTTCTCATGCTTTTTTTCTTACAATAACTAAAGCAGAAACAGCGTCATCAAGATTATAGAAAGTTCTCGCACTTCCCCTACTAATTACCCATCTTCAATATCCGTTTAGATATTCCACGTTTATGAGTCAGTTTTCTAGTTTCCTTTTCCTATAAATACTGAATCATAAATCTGAAGGTATAATCCTGTATTCCCACATTTTTTGTTATTGTTAGGAAATAAAGTTATTCTTTAGTTATTCTTCTTTTTTATCTTCCTTTAGCGTATCATTTATTTTTCATTGGAATAATTTTGCTATCCACTGAATCAATAATTTTAAAGCGTCTATTTCAGGTAAGTCCTGTTTATAGTTTATGCTGTAGATATGTCAGATTATACTATATCATTCAGCTACGATTAATATTGAAAGAATCGCAGTCGAAATAAGTTCGATATTATCAAACCCAGCTCATCTCAATACAGCAATCACTATAAATGGAATGCATCGCCTTGTAAGTTTTTTAATCAGACCGTTTACCATTAATTTTGATTGTAAATTTTCCTGAAGATAGGCATTTACTACTCCAAAAATCCAATCAAGAATTAACATAACAGTCAGAATTATTAAAGTTTCTGATGTCATTCAGAAATAGTTTAACACTGCTCCCAATGTTAGACCTCATGCAATATTTACTATTGCACCAGTACCGCTCGCTTCTCCCATGATTTTCATTAGTTTAATCGAAATAAATAATAGCTTTTTTGCAGTGGTCTTTTTCTATTTTATCTAATAGATTTGCCAACCGCTCCCCTGTACTCGTAAGAGTTCAGGTAATCTGATTATGTCATAGTACGCTACTTATAGTCTCCTGCACTCTTCCAAACTTATATCATCATCTAGTGATCAGAATTTTATTGAATAAATCTCTACCTATTACATTTCCTATCTGATCTATTCAGAGAGCTATACTTTTTATAGTATTTGCTAAATATCAGACAGATTTTTCTACAGCATTATTCGTTCTTGGAAAGATTATCCTATCAATAATCATCCACAAAGTATAAATTATTCACACAGGATATAATATAACGCTTAGAATCACAGCGACACAAAGAAGAACTATACTAATCAGAAGTTTCTTCCACTGATTCTGTTTCTTCTTCATCAGTATTTTGTTCATCTTCCGTTAGGTTATTTTCATAAAGATTTGTGATATTTTCATCAAAAACTACTCCAGCCTCTTTACAAAGCTGATATTCTTCCATAGACAAGAATTGTGGTACATCGTTTAAATCGATGTGTGATAGATAGATAATTCCATCTACAGTCCTTCTATCCAATCAGTCATAAATCAGATTCAGCATTGCTAGTTTTTGCTGAATTCTCTCACTTTGTACAAAAACAGGTAAAGGAATCTGAACCTCACATCGTACCGTAGGAATTTTCAAGTCTATAATTTCCTGTTCCGTTACTTCTCTATATTCGATTTTACAGTTTGAATAATCATTCATTCTTTTAGGATTCGCTCGGAATTTATTTCCGTTTTGGTCTGTTCAAATCTGTGCAAACATGATAATTTTTTATAAACTAAAACGATTATACTATACTCAAAATTATAAAACTGTGAGTTATTTTAATTAAAAAACATCTCCACTAGGGAGACGTTTTTTGCTTACAACATTTCTAATTAAGAACTAGCAGTTGTTGCAGGCGGATAAATTGAAGTGTAAGGCGAACTTACGATCCAACTAGGAGTTGGATATGGAGCAAGTCTATTGATTAAATCTCTAGTCTGTGCTGCATTGTTTGCCTCTAACTTTGCTTCAGCAAGGTCAGTCCTCAATTGTGTGATAGTGTTGTTACACATCATATCAAGGATTTTCTGAGTGTTAGCAGTTCAAGAAGCTATAATAGCAGCAGTATTTTGCTGTCATTGGAGAATAGCTTTCTCGATGTTACTGTTAGTATTACAGAAACCTTGAGTAATCAATGTAGTTTGATTTGCTAGATTTTGCTGAGCTGCTAGTTGCTGTTGCCACTGAGTGTTATTGTTTATCAAGTCCACTGTGTTGTCGTGGTTGTTATTATTGTTTTGACCGTTCAATAACCATCACATAGCATTACCACCAAATCCTCAGAAACCACCAAATCAGTTTCACATGAATAGGAACAAGATCAAGATTATTAACCATGTACCCATTCCTCAGAAGTTTTGAGTATCCATGCCTTTCAATAACATTGAAATAAAAAGCTGGTGTGTACTGGATTATGCTTAGCCACCGTTTTTTTATTTCGTGCTATCTATTACATCTACAACTTCCTTCTGTTTTTCCGCTCATAACATACCGCTATTCTGTTTAATCAGATTTGCGATATTTGGATTTGACCTTATTAAATCTGGCATCAATTGTTCTGCGAGCTTGTTCAACTGATCCATATTATTAAAGTCAACTCCTTCTAATTTATGTGGTTCTATCCCCATTGATAGTAACCTGCTTTTTAGGAAATCTCCTCTCAGAGATCATAAGAAATCCATAAAACTCATTTCCTTACTAATTAAGAAATAAAACTAATCGTCTTCGTCCTCCATATATTCAGCGTATAAATCTTTTACTGCTTCATCGTAATCTTCTTTCAAATGAGCTTTTTTAGTATGGAATTCTGCAAAATGTGCCACCTTATCAACGACATAATCTACGATATCGTGCATCTTATCAGGATGCTGTTGTAATTGATTCACTACTTTATCGATAGATACTTTATCGCCATCAAAGAAGTGTTCTGTTTTCCGTTCCATGATTTTTTTATTTATATAAAAACACCCTTAAATTATCTTTAAGGGGCTACTAGCAAACAGCTAAATTACTTTTTTATTTTCACTAGATTAAAAGTCTGATTTCTCTTCTTCAATCGCTAAAGAGAGTGCTAAATTTTTTCTCGGTTTGCATAATCGTTGCTATGTAAAGTAAAAGGTAGCTCGTATGAAAAAGTTATAGCAAATAACCCTAACTTTAATCAAACGTACTCCGATACCGAAACTACAGTAATAGAAGATACGGCAGATTTAGACGGAAATTTTTACTTTAAAACTCAATTACAAGGCTCTTGAAGCGATGGTAGAATGTCCTATGCATATTTATATGTAAATGGTACTAAATTAACTACTTATTCATATTATGCCTCTACTCGGAATGATTTTAGCATTAATAAAGATTTAAACAAATGAGATGTAGTAAAAGTAACTGTAAAATGATATAATAGTGCTTATAAATTAGGAGTACGTACTTTATACTCGGGTATTAAATACATGGATAATTTAATAGTTTGAGTAGGCGGTACTCCTAAACAAATAAAAGCTATATGAGAATTTATAGTAGTCCATCTTTACGGTAATAATGATAAAGGAGTATATAAAGGTGGTATAATAACAGGTACTACAAATAGCGTTACTACAGGTAGTATAACTCTTTGAAATGCTGTTGGTTATTTAGAAGTGAATTATAATTGAAATATAGTTAAAATTCCTTACTATAATTAAACCTTCATTCAAATTAAAAAAGAGCTTTTTACGGCTCTTTTTTTGTTTTATTTGTAATAAGGAATCTTATAATCTCATATCTGTAAATATCAAACAAAGTTTCACGGAGTAATTGTTCAGGTGGTGGCTTCTGTGGTTTCTATTCAAGCAAAGAATTCTCAATTATAAACTCAAAATATTGTCATTGTTCATAATTCTCATAATCAAAGAATATCATTAGTGCGACCAATATATTTACTATTCTTATGTATAGAGAGTGGATATGTTATTGTGATAGGTGTTGACCTTGTATATGTCCCGGATACATTACTACTACTATATCGATTAGGAGCATATTTATGTCAAGCTATTAAATCAAGCGATAAACTTACTATACCTGTTGAGCTTGCTGTCCCTTTTTGAGTATTAGCCGTAATATCATATATATTAAAATTTTTTGTCCCCGAGCCACTTATCGTTGCCGTATATTGTATTGTAGCAGTTCAGCTATATAAAGCCGTTAGATTTTCCCCTCAAAATTGATATCAGTTTATATTTCAAGTTTCATACCAACCTGTCCACGCATTAAAACTTTCTGTATGACTATCGCTATTAGATTTTTGTATATATTGAGCTGAAACTGTGGAATTATCCACTTTGACTAACATTGATTGTGCAAACCGAAGTAATTTCTCACACTTTTAAAATTCTGATTATATTATGATCAGATTTATATTTTTATCGATAAAATTATGGCTATAAGAACAGCTTTATTGAATTGAAACAATATCTCTCGTGATACTGATTTCTCTAAATATATTGAAACTGTATCAGAAGCAGGAGTTATTGAATGATTAGAAGTTTCAGCAACTAAAGTCTGAATCTGAAAAGCACGAGTTCCTTGTGAAAGAACAGGTGGAGAAACTATCTATGCTTTAGTTTATAACAGCTCTGAAGTTTCTATCTCTTGAAATGGAGATGTCTATATTCAAGTAAGTCAGACTTATATTGATGATTGAGAATTAGCAAATGAAGATTGAACAGGGATTGCTACAATCCAAGTCTGAACTATGCCAAGTAAGAATGCTCTTAAATTAGCAACTATTACAAGCTGAACTCCTACTGATGCAAGGAATATGATTCCTAAAGTTTGAGAATTGAATACTCAAATAGAATCTATCTTTGATTCTTTAGAAGATTTAGATGAAAGAGTAGAAAAATTAGAAGAAGCAGGAGCAATAGACCACCTTGAAGAAAGTGGATTAGTATGAGAATTATATACTCTATCAGATACACTTTTCAAACAGAATACTCCTACTCTTGCAGATTCTACTTTGGATTGTAATGTTTCTGATGTCGCAGCTAATACTCAAATCCATATCCAAAGAATAGGAAGTGGAGTAGCTTCAAATCAATTGAAATTGAAAGTAAAAATGGTGTGAAGTTCTACACAAAATCTAAAGGTAGAAGTCAGAAAATGAGTTCAAGTTACGGTTACGGAATGAGTAGAAGCTTATTGGTATTGAAATCAAGTAATAGCTTCAGGAAGTATAGCTTATTCAGATATTTCTTCAGATTATGCTGAAAAAACAATTACTCTTGATAATAATTTCTGATGAACAAAAGGAGAATTATTAGATATAGTAGTTTATATGGATACAGTCAATGCTTCTAATTATTATTGTGTAGCTTGTGATTCAACACAATATTCAGAATGATTTGGATATGTAAGTGTAAATGGTAGCACAAGAACGAGAAGTAAGTTGATGCCTTATGGAATTAGTGAAGGGTTTGCACAATCAATGTTAGTCAAAACGAAAGAGAATATATCTATTTATAATAGCACCGATACTACCCCGAAAATAAATAATAGTTCTAGTCCAATAGTTGCTACACAAAGAACAGGTTTATCATCGTGAAATTATATAGTAAATGTATCAGGATACTCTAGTAATACAGGTAGTATAGGTTGCTCGGTTAGACTTGTAATAAATGATACTCTAATAGACGAAGCTACAATATATGGTAATACTACTAAAACCGTTACATTTAAGACAAATGTAAAAACTAATAATAACACTTTACAAATTTATTTTGTAAACTCTAATGGCTCTAGCACCTACGTTTATATAACTAATGTAGATATAAATATATATTCTTATATTATAGAGCCGTATTGACCTAATCTAAAACCAAGTGAAGTAAAAGGAATCTGAATAGAAATATATCCTACTCTTTATTGAAATGATAGTAATTGAAATTATATCTGATGAATAATGGTAAAAAAGGATACAACAGCTACCACAGGAGAAATAACTCCTTGAAATTTTACGGGTTATATTAAAGTCCGATTCAATTGAGAATATATTAAAATACCATATTATAACGAGTAATAAAAAAGCTCTCTTTATGAGAGCTTTCTTTTAATCTCAATAGTAAGGGATTTTTATGTATTCTCCGTTGAGATATACTCTTATATATCATTGAGCATTTCATAAAGCCACACTTCCTGTCGTTGCTGAAGTAGATTTCTCTGTCATTATTCATCATTTATAAAGTCAATTCTCATTTATTCAATATAAATGGACTATTAAGAATTCTCAAAGAGCTTTTACTCCTTTTGGAGTTCAACCAAACCAATCTGATAATAAAGGATAAGAAATTCAAGAATGTATTGTTCTTATTTGAAGTGTATAACCTGAATTATATCAGTTTCAGCTAAATTTTATTGTATCTCAAGCTTTTACATTTGGTATGCTTAAGTTATATTGAACAGGAGTATTGGCTGTGCTTATTGAATAAGTAGATTGTTTAATTCAATTTTTATAAGTATAGAAATATCAAGGTCTTCAGTCAGGAGTTCCTGTAAAGATATAATTTCATTTACAATAAGCTGTTCAATCCAATAAAGCAACTCATTCTACAATAGTTGTTTCTGTTCAAGCATAACTCTGATTAAAATTATCATCATCTGCTAATATAGTTTTTGATAATTTCGTTTTGACTAACATTGATTATACAAACCGATATAAAAAACTCCCCTTTCGGAGAGCTTTTTCGTTATAGTTTTTTAGTTTGCTGTATATACTGCTATCGCTGCATATCAGTCTCCTGTTTCTGTAAATGTAGCATTAGAGAATGATACTCAACTTAATTGTGTAGCACTTACTGAAGTAGGTCTATAATAAGTGTTCGCACTTACTGCTTGGACTCAATTACTATGGAACATATTTGAATATTGACTTGTAGAACTCCAATATCATCAAGCAAAGAATACTATCGCATTAGATACTTTTGTGCTATTATTCAGACTCGTTACTCAATCTTGATATGTCCTTGTATATTGCGTAAAGTAAGATGAATTATTTACTACTGTATTATATAAGTTAGTCTTTTCAGATTGTAATTCTGAATTATGTTCTGATGATGAGAAATAAGCTACCCAATCAGCATTCTTTAGACAACTTGCTAACATTGAAGGATTACTTGCTACTATTGATATATTATAGATTGAGTATTGTTCATATATTGCTTTAGCTTCATCATTATTATTTACTATAATCATTGCATTTGTATTATTCATTAGTGTTTGTATAGCTGAACTATTCTGACATAATGATTCAAACGTAGAATATCCACTCAAATTAGTCCGATAGAATATGGCAGGAAGTAATGCATCAGGTGTCATTTTATTCAGTCTATCTTTCAATTCTGAATTTGTTGGTATTTCAGCAACTTTAGTAGAATCTTCTAAATACATTGTAGTGAATAAACTATCAGGCATATAAGGGATAAGATTCTCCCAATTGAAAGCATCTTGAACTATTGCTGTATTGATATAAGTATTTACATAAGGACTTGTTAAATAACTTACTGCTGAATCCATATCACTTGCTATTATTGTCATACTATTCCAACATTCACTAACTTCTTTCATAGCATTACTACTATTTACTACTAATCATATTGCATAAGGACTATTTACGACTTTACTCATAACAGCTCGTGAATGAGAAACTTTAGACATATTTGTTGCACTTCCTACAATATCAGCTCGTGTTTCTCCTGAAGTAAGTCAAAGATTATCTTCACTATCCAAATCATTTAGAATTTTATATAATCAGCTTTCTAATTTGAATAATGTATCATAATTTCATAACTTTCAATCTATAATAGCATTTATAGTTTCCATATCCATTCCCCCACCTGCTGAATCTTCCCAACCATATCAATTAGCATTTTTAGTTAATACCTGTCAGGTAGTTCATCAGCTCGGAACTGCATTTATACTGACATTTCAGCTTCCTGTCATAGTATTTCCATTGATTGTTTTTATGTTTTGGTGTGAAGTAATTACTGTTCACAAATCCACTACTCCACTTGTTCCTTTACTTGCTCCATTCATAGTAATTCCTGTGATAGTTCATTGATTGCTTGTATATCCATTCGGATTTGAAGCATCATATTTTGAGCTATCATGATAATTACTATCAAGGTTTCAGGCGTGATATTCAATAATTTGTTTCAGATAATCTGCTCTCATTGTCCTAGCACTTGTTGCTGTTCCTGTTTGTCATTCAGCTACACTCATTGCTGAGTAAGATGTATCATTATTCAAATGTAATGCTCATCAGCTTTGATGTATTGTTTTATATACATACAAATCCATTCTTGATTTTGTGAAGTAAGAACTTCCTGCAAGAATAGCGTTTCAAGCACTCATTAAAGGAATATAAGTTCCATTGCTTCAGATTTTTATTCTTATATTTCTATAAGCTGAAGCAACCACCATAGTCGTATCTATCAAAAATACATATATTGCT